AACCATGCCCATCATCATCGAAGGCCCTGACTGTGCCGGCAAGTCCACGCTTGCGGAGAAATTGGCCAACGCACTCGATATGAACATTCTGAAAATGACCGCCAACGGCGGCCAGTCCGCGCGTGAGTACGAGCAGAAGCTCGCATGCGACGGCGTCATCATTGATCGCTGCTGGGTTTCTGAGCAAATATATTCCGACCTGTTCGGCCGCGAGCCCCGTATCAGCAATGGCGATGCGGAGGCGTTGACGGAATTCTGCGGGCTCGTGGGTATTCCGATCATCGTGCTTTTGCCGCCGCTCCACGTCGTCATCAGCCGCCTGAACGAGCGTGGTGACGAGTACGCAGATGTCGTCTGCCCGAACATCGTCGAGATCTACCAGCGTTACCAGGAATGGGTTGAAGAGCATGACAACGCGATTGTGCTCGAAGACAACAACCCGACGACAGCCATGGTGGAGGTGCTCAAATGCATGTTGTAGGCAAGTCGATGAACGACATCTACCGCCAACTCTGTGGCAAAATATCTGTACAGGGCCATGATGTGGCAGGTACCAAGGAAATGCTCAACAGCGGTTTCACGCTGCTCGATATCACCGACAACATCGCGACAGCCCGCACGAGTTATTCTCTCTCATATATGTTGGGCGAGCTCGCATGGTATTTCACCGGCCGCGACGACGTCGAATTCATCTCGAAGTTCTCGTCGTTTTGGGAGCATATCAGTGACGACGGCGTGACGAACCGGTCTGCGTACGGCGCCATCGTGTTCAACCGCTATGGCTTCGACCAGGTCGCACAGGTCATCGACACGCTCAAGCGCGACCCGTATTCACGACGTGCCGTCATCAATTTCAACGTGCCGAACCCCGAGCGTTTCGAGACGAAAGACGAGATCTGCACTATCGCGCTCGTATTCGAACTCCGCGGGGGCAAGCTCGATTGCACCGGCATCATGCGCTCCAATGACGTATGGCTCGGCATGCCATATGATGTCGTATTCTTCACGGAGCTGCAGAAGCACATCGCGAACGAGCTCGGTGTCGGCTACGGCAAGTATACACATTTCACGGTGTCGCTCCACGCATATGAGAAGGACATCGACCGCGTCCGCGAAGTCTGGTGCTGCAAGCAGGCGGCGCCACACATCAAGCTCGACATCGAGAAGTTTTTGGCCCATATCTCGGAGATCGAACACATCGCTATGTCGTCCGACGAGCCGAGGCCTGCCGTATCAGAATATTGTCTCAACAACGCCATCGTCATGGAGGTAAAGGATGAAGATTAAAATCAACCGTATCGCAGAGGGCGCCGAAATCAAGCTCCCGGCCCGTGCACATTACAACGACGCCGGCGCAGACGTCTACACCACTTTCGGCGAGACCCTGAAGCCGCATGAGACTCGTCGCATCCCGCTGGGCTTCTCGCTCGAGCTACCTGACGGCGTCATGGCCTGCGTGTTCCCCCGATCTGGCATGAGCCTCGAAGGCCTCGTGTGCGAGCTGCCGCCGATCGACTCCGGCTATACCGGCGAGGTGCATGCTATCGTCACCAACTTGACGGACAAGCTCAAGAAGGTCCCCGGTGGCACACGCATCGGCCAGCTCGTCGTCATGCCCATCGTGTTGGCCGACTTCGTCGAGCAGTTGGGCGAGGAGAGGGGCGACGGTGCTTTCGGATCGACCGGCGAGGCCTAGTAAAGCCGAGTATTACCTCGACATCGCGCTTGCGGTGGCTGCCAGGTCGACGTGCCTGCGCCGCCGCTACGGCGCCGTGATTGTGGCCAACGACGAGATCATCGCGACTGGCTACAACGGCGCCGCCCGCGGTGACGTCAACTGCATCGACACAGGCGTATGCCATCGATGCTGGCACGGGCATAATGACGGCGATTACGGCTCATGTCCGGCGGTACACGCCGAGATGAACGCCATGTTGTCGGCTTCGCGCTCTGAGATGATCGGCGCGACATTGTACTTGGCTGGTATCGACCTCGAGACAGGCGGGCGCATCCCGCCTGATGAGATCTCACCGTGCCCAGTGTGCATGCGCATGATAGGCAACGCCGATGTCGATGTCGTCACAGGTACATAGTAAATAGAAGAACGCCCCAGACACTCAATTGCATCTGGGGCGTTCTCCCCACAATGGAGGAAGGTGCGGTGGCCCAAAACCGCACCTTCCTATTTTATCACACGTAATGCTATTAGGCGTTGACCCACTTGAGGGCGTTCTTGATGCAAAGCTGCTTGTTCACATTCTCGAACTCTTTACGGCAGATCAGTTTCCACGCGCCACGATTGATGGCCTTGAAGCGGCAGTAGTGCACGCAGTTGTCGTCGAGGACGATCTTCACGCGGCGGCCGCAACCGATGATCTCGTATGCCTCATTGAACGGCTGCTTGAAAGCGACACGCTCGAGCTTGACGGCATCATCGAAAGTCTTGGTCATGGTGTTTCCCTTCCTCGTGGTTGACAAGATTATATTACCCGGTAACTACCTGAAAGTACACAGCTATTTTCAAATAAATCAAAAAAGTTTTCGATGAATTTGAAAATAGATATGTACATACGCGTCCCGCGGCGGGATAATGACCTTGTCAACCAGAAGGAGGAGCAAAATGAAGCCCGTTAAGATCACCAAGCAAGACCAGTTCGGTTACGAACGCACGTTCGTTATCCGCCGCGACGAGACTTGCGGCAAGATGTTCCTCGCCGAGATCGACCCAGATTTCGGCTTCGAGTCGTTCCGCGGCGTATACGGCTCCATGGATGCGGCACTCGACCGCATCGAACTGCTCATCGGCTAACTGAAAGGAAACATCATGGCTAAAGAGTTCTACACCGTCGAGGTCATTTCGCATCTTGAGAACGAGACGGGCGAATACGATTACGTGCCCACTTTTGAAGTTCGTATCAATAAAGGCGGCAAGGAGAAGTCATCGATGGCACGCTGTTTGTGCCTAGAACAGCCCTCGATCGCAATTATCGAGGATATAGAAGCCATCAGCGCGGTTAGCTGCCCGTATGTTTCAGATTTCGTCGACATCTCGTATATCGTTAATTTATGTCGACTCGATAAACTCGACGCCCACCGCATCCTCAGGCAAATCGATGATGCCGGCTCTGTAGTTTTCGAAGTCACTGTGGCCTATCTACTCAGCCAGTCCATCTAATACCACCGACATAAGGAGAAAGGAAACACCATGGCAGAGGTAACGTTCACTGAGAAGGAACTCGGTTTCATCAACGAATGCGCGATCGACAAGAAGGGCGTGCTAGTCGAGATGCCTGCGAACCCGTTCCCGTCGCTCTACCGCAAGGGCGTCATCGCCAAGAAGGGCGATGCCCTCACTGTTACGAAGGACTTCCGCGATATGTTCTGCCTCGACAGCCAGGTCGTGCATGTCGACCTCACCAAGGCCGAGGGTGAGCCTGAAGGCGACGGCAAGAAATTCAAGTACGGCGAGACCGGCGACGTGATCATCGAAGACGAGCCGATGGACTACGCCGGTTTCCGCCAGGCGATCGCCGCCAATCTCCGCGACCGCCGCACGAAGGGCATTGATGAGTTCCAGTTGATCGACAAGGCAGTGCAGGTGTATGACGCCGCACGTGAGGCCAGGGCTGCCAACGGCGATGAGGGCACCCGTTCGGAGCACACGACTGTCGGCAGCCGCAAGCATTGGCGTTACGACTTGGCCGATACGGTGTCTGCATTCTTCGGCGTCGGCATGGAAGTCGACAAGCGTGAGATCGTCTTTACTGGTGACCTGTACATGGCAGGCGCGGCAGAGCTCACGTTCGAGTACCTGTTCAAGATCGGCAACCGCCGTGCGCAGCGCTGCTATGACGAGCGCCTGTTCGCCGGCGAGCCCACGGTCGGCGTGTATGCCGAGAAGGCCGCGGAGTTCATGGCCGAAGTCGAAAAGCGCCTGCAGCACGAAGGCGCCAACATCGAGATCGACGGTGAGGTCGTCGGCGAGATTGTCGTCGACCTCGACCACATTGAGGAGATCACTGATGAAATGGATTAAGTTCGCGAGGCCTGTCGATTGCCCGACATGTGGTGCTACCCCGAGCCGCCAGAAGTGGAAGCCGCGCAAACAGGTGGATACCAACGAGATGGTCGCGATAAGCGAAGTCAACCCAGTCGATGCTGTGCGTTGTCCTAGGTGCGACCTCGTCTTCAGTGTCGTGCATTACGAGCACGACGATTGCTATATTACGAGTTGGACCGAGTTCGAGACGATCCCACGGTATTGCCCGTGGTGTGGAGAGGACTTGACGGACAAATGATCACCGACACGAAAGAGATAGCCAAGCGCCTTCGCACCGAAGCCGATTACTGGCGTGATTACAACGAGGAAGACACCATTTTCAATATGTCGAATTACCATTTCACTGAAAGCGTGCTCATTGCTTTCGGTATGGACGACATGGATATATACGCAGATATGCCCGTCTACGAGCTGTTCGATAAATTGGCAGATCTCATCGATCCGCAATCGAGTTAAAGCATTTTGAAAATACTTTCAATTTATCGAAATATCGATGTACTGAAAGTAGTATAATGACCCTGTCAACCAGAAGGAGGAACAAATGCCCGAGTATATCGTTTTCGTCATGCCACCAAGTGATGAGGATGCCGAGCCGTTCGACATCCCGGAATGGGAGTTTGACGCGGCCATGGCCACCGCGAATCGTTACCGCGAGCGCGGTTGGAAAGCATGCATCATCGATTACGGCACGCCGTTCGTGCCGTGGCGCGCTGGGCGCCTAGACGGCCCCGATATTCGCGTCATGGCGCGTACGTGCGACGAGGCATGCATCCGCGCACGTGCCATCAGCTACGACTGCACCAGTTTCCAGAGGGAGGACTAACCATGCGTGATTTCGTCTACACCGCATTGATGGTCGTGGGGATAGTGGCTACGGCCGTCGCCGCGGCATATGCGTTCGCAGACAGGGGCTATTTCGCCGTAGGCGGCGAGTACGCGTTCCTGGCCCTGCCGCTGCTCGGCACGTGCGTCGAGTACATGGTCAAAGACCGATGAGGAGGGAGGCATCATGCAGATCGGCGATGTGAAGTCGTTCAAATATGTCTACGCAGACGATCGGCAGCAATTCACGAGGCCGCTCGAGGAGGCGGCGGAGTTCTTTACGTCGTGGCATTTTTGGATACAGCGCCGCGACAACCAGCGGTATTCGGCGAAGGCGCGCGAGAAGATGCTCGACAAGGCCGCAGATGTGATCCAAGCAGTCGTCAATTGCGTCGCATCGGTCGGTATCGACGATATGTCAGAGCTGATGAGGCGTTGCGAGAAGCGCAACACGAAGAGAGGTAGGTATTGATGCAGGTCGAAGTGGTCGTAACCATGGAGCGGAGGCCAGTCACCGTGCATGGGCATGGCGGCAGCCTGATTGGGTGGTTCCAACGAGGCGGTTTCCTCGATAACAACCAGAAGCCTGTCGGGCTCGTCGAGCTCGCAGACGGCACCGTCGGCGAGTACGAGGCGAAGGAGGTGCGCTATGTCGACTACAGATAATAATTATGTTGAGTAGGACAGGGACCTCATGCGCTCGTGTATATATATATATATATATATATGGGCTCGCAATCGGTGACGCCCTCGGCGTGCCGTACGAGTTCTGCGCGCGAGGCACGTTCGAATGCACCGGCATGGTGGACGGCGGCGCGCACGGGCTCATATGCAGACTGCGTACTTACTGCCGTCAACTTGGGCGGGGACACTGATACCACGGCAGCCGTGGCAGGTGCGCTCGCGGGTGTGTATTACCGTTTCGAGGCCATCCCGCCGAAGTGGATTGGCCAGCTGCGTGGTAAGGCCGTAATCGATCAATGCATTTAGAAAGGTTATAGACGATGATCGACGGGTATCTGTTGAACATGCGTGTGTTCAATGACGTGAGCGACAGTAAGGGGCAGGCGCTCAAGCCGCTCGAGGAGGCAGCCGAGATCTTCGGTGCGTGGCAGGCGCGCTACAACATGCGCTTTGTATCGCGGGGTGCATGCGGGGCGTTTCGTAGGGATCTTATCGACGAATGCGTGGACACCGTGCAGGCGGCAGCGAACATGCTGGCTGCCGTCGGCGCCACACAGGGTGAGGTCGACGCCGCCATCAAGCGCATGGACGAGCGAAACGGGGACCGAGGCAGGCTCTAAGAAATGGAGGAAGAGATGGCCATCGAACTGCCCAAAGACGCGGAGGGCCGTGATATTCCGTTAGACACGAAAGTGTTGTATGACGCGGATGGTAACCAGTACGAGGTGTCACGTTTCACATATTCTGTATCGAGAGACTGCGACAATTGGGAGGTCGTGTTCGTCACAGGATACGACAGATACGCCTCGGAGACATTCCTAAAACCGCCAGATAGTTGGGAGAAGCTGTTCGAGGACTTGAAAGCAGTCGAAGACTACGGGAATTTATTCTATATCTATAGTCCGGTATGTCGCTATACAAACATGGTCCATAAACCATGTGCCGACTGCGAGTTCTACGAAGGGAAGAATTGCGTTGGCAAAATATGCGCTGACATTATTGATCGCATTCGCAAGCTGAGGGGTGAAGGCAAATGACGACTATGAAACCGTGCCCGAAGTGCCATTCGACCGAACACCTGCACATCGAGATAATCGATGATAACTTGACTGCCAGCCGGTCCGTCAAAGTAGGGTGTACGGAGTGCCACACCTTCGCGCAGATCGATTATGTGCTCACAGGTCCGTTTGCCAACGAGCGCAGGCCTGACGACGTGCAGTTGACATGTGAGGGCATCGAGCGATGGAACGAGCATTGCGACGACTGGGAAGGGATATTTAACCATGAGTGAGATCAAGTTGAAGCCGATACTATCGCCATCTATCGAACTGTGGAAATCCGATAGCTCTGCCGCGAAGACCACGAACGCCATCGTGGCAAACGTGATGGCTGGTTTCAAGGAGTCCCTCGTGCCCGTGGTGCGCGGCGTGAAGCGCGAAGCGACGGCAATCGGGTATACGCCTGACAGCGACAGCGTCATGTGCCGACGTATCGACAATGACGGGCATGCAAGTATCAAATGCCCCAACTGCGGTGGGCAGATCGATTTCCATGCCGGGCATATCAACAACGGCCGTGTGTTCGTCTGCGAGAAGTGCAAGCCGCTCATGCGTGAGGTCAAGTATTACTGCCGGCACTGCGACTCGACCGTCATTTTCCTCAAGAAATGCGAACCGAAAGGGGTTGACCATGACTAAGTACGAGCCTGCAAGCGGCTACAACATGCCTCCTGGGTGTTTCGACGACGACATCGAGCGTGCGTTCGGCGGGGAGCGTCGCTATTGCAGCGAATGCAGGCACTGTATTGAATCGGATGAGCTCGACTGCTGCATCTGCGGGCTCAAGCTGAAAGATGCGATTGCCGGACTCAAGGGCACGCAGCGTTGGTCGCCGAAATATATCCTCGCGGCGGTCGAAGATGCGTTCATATACGAAGACGACTGCTGCGCTGGTTTTGAGGAGTGACGATTGCCGTAAGTGGGAGGAGGAATAATGACTAACTATGAGCGTCGCCGATCGGTCGCTGACGCCGTACGCCGCGAAGT